GTCTAATATTGACTTTGGTGCATCTAATGTATTACCCATATTATCTTGGTCCTGTGTAGTCTTTTGGATAGTATCCGGTTGATTTGCCTATACCTTGTGTCAGACTGGTTTGTGCATTATTTATTAATGAGCTAGGTGATGGGAAGCCAAAATTGACATTCCTATTAGGCGTACCTTTTAAATAATCACTAGCCGCACCAAATGCATCACCCTTAATAGCATTAACTATTGCACCGGGTTGTGCGAATGTCTTTGTTAATTGTCCTGTTTGTTTAATAGCACCAATATAATCACCGCTAGCAAGTTTATCCATTACTCCACCGGCACCATCAAGTAATCCACCTTGACCAAGAATACTACCATTACTACCTGCGGCAGCAATAGGACTTACCGTTTTGTCATAATGCCCTAATGAACCAAATTCTTTAACAATCTCTTCTGGTTTCTTACCATCTACTGCACCAGTATAATATTGTACAGTTTCATATTGTAATGTCATTGTATTTTCCATGACACCACTACCTTCAGCATAATTGTAAGTATCATGTGTGAAACTTTCAATTATAGGATTTATCAGTCTGTACAATGTAAAATTGTGATTATTAAAACCATATATGTTTATTGCTCTAAAGAACGGAACTTTGTATTCTTCGCCTTGCGTTAGACTTTGAGGTTCACCGACATAACCCCAATCGTCACTATTAGATATATCTTTTTGATATAAATTGCGTTTGTTTATATCAATATTATTCACGCCGTTTCTATTTGCAGGGGATCTTGCGCCTACGAAACTAGCTTTCTTTTGAGCATTTAATGGGTCAGGCTGAACACCATCTTTATAATAATATGTATAATACGCATGCCATAACTTAGTAATCAATCCACTATTAGTGTCATGCATTGTTATATTAACTGGATCATATTTTATTTTAGTTTGAACAATACGTTTACGATTGTATTGATTCATAGTGTGTACATCAAAACTGTATTTAGGAAGTTGTACTGTTTTTACTGCTAGACCATAGTTATGATCTTCTGGAATGTTTGGAACATTTGCGCTACTGATTCCGTCATTTATATCAAAATATACATGAAATAAAAATTTAAATCTAGGGGAATATGCTTGTGTGTCTGGTAGAAAGGTTTTACTTGCGTGAGTGTAATCACGCAAGTAATCATTACCGAAAAATCCCTTTACGGCGTCGGTTAATAGATTTTCAACGAAGCCGTTTGCCATTTATTATCTTGATGAGCCGATACCAGTTACCGATCCGCCACCAAATGCACGACCAACTTGTACACCAAGACCCGAACTCAATGGGCTTTGTATTGCATTATCAAAACGAATACTTAACTGAATTGTTGCTGGTTCATTGCTCTTATAATCTAAGTTATTGTAGTTTGCAGATTTAATAAAGCAGCCATACAATTCCCATGCTTCTAAAACGTTTGGAACCAATACACCATTACCACCGTCTAATATTTCATAATTAATTTGAAATTTATAATCTTGTCCTGTTGCCGCACTTGCTTGTTCAACAAAGTCAAATTGCTTTTGTAATTGTTGACCAACTAGTTTACTGACGTTTCCTGCCGCATCATCACGCAAGTTAATTTGTGTCTCTTGCCATGCATGTTTACCAGCTAGATATACTTTGCTGTTATAAATGTCTAGTGTAACTTCTTCAAATGACACGTTGGGTCTTTGAATGTCCATTACTTGTTTTGTTAATTCTTGTGTAGAACCACCAACACCGAAATTTAGGAACAATGCTCTGAAACGATATTGTAATTTAGGCATTAACAAACCCTGAGAACTAGGGGTGTTATCTGAACCTACTGTCATATTAAACAGTGAATTTGAGGCTGTTGCCATTTTGTGTTTCTCCTATATTATTATTTATCTATAATAAATCCCCGTTGCCGGGGACTTATTTTTATCCATTTATCTCGCCAGTATTCATAATACGTACCGGAATATAGATGAATTCAGCAGCCTTAACTGGCTCCACTGCAACGTCTACCCATAGTTCGTTTCTATCAATTCTTGCGGGTGTATTGTTACTCTCGTCACAAACAACCAAATAGTCATATAAACCGCGTTTTGCAACTAGGTCAATGAATAATGATTGTACTACACCGGTCAATTGACTACGTGTTAGTGAATCGTTAGGTTCGAATACGAACGGACGAGCCGCAATCTGTAGTCTTTCACGAATGTAGCATACTAAACGTGATACGTTTGTTCTGTCTAACGCACTTTGTGAATCAAATGTATTCTTATTACCATAATTCAACAAGCCTACGCCTGTGAAGAATGCTAATGGATTGATTTGATTAGTGTACAATACATCACGAATACTCATACGATTCTTAACAGTTTTGAATTCACCAGTAATTGAATCTAAGTATCCAATATTTGTAGCATTGTCAATTGTACCTCTACGTACACCGGCTGCCGCTAGCCAAGGATAAGCAACAGTATCATTACGTAAGAATGTGCGTAACATCATGTGACTTGCCGGAACTACAACAGAAGCACCTGTTAAGTCTGTTGTAATACCGCTTGGATAGAATACACCAAGATATGTATCACGTGTTACCATAGCATCTTCACCTGAACTTGTTGCACCTATAGTGTTATTAGCCCATGCTAAAATATCAGTTGCTTGGTCTGCTAAACGCAACGGTGTATCACCGACGATGTATGCAGTATTATTACGGTCATTGTTTAATGTAACCATATCAGGCATTAGTTCTGGATATCCCGGGGTAGCCATTAGATTCATAAATGAATCTTCTTCACGGATACTCATATTAGTACCGATTGCTGCCTTCAATGATTGTACAACCATGTTACGTTGTGCCTTACGACCCATATATGCCGCGCCGTCTTCCTTCAATCCACTTACTGATACCCATGTATAAGGATGAGTTGGTAAGCTAGCACCTGGATAGTTAGCTTGTGTAAAGTAACTTCTTCTAAACTCTTTTACATTATATCCTGAACGGCGTGTATTGAATAATATCATACCTTGTGGATACAATGCTGGGTTAGGACAATCTAAATCAACATAATTGCTCAGTGATAGACTGCTAATACTTGGGATAGGATCATTTACCGGGTCAGTATAATTATTAGTTGCCCAACGTGCGTCAGCAAATAATATACCATTATTACTTGTTTGGTCAGTGTTGTCAATAGCTAGCCATTGATCCACACCGTCAATTTCTTCCCAGCGACTTAATGCAGGGTAATTTTCTAAATCACTAGCATCTAACCACAAATCACCATAAACTAATGGAGTACCGTCTGTCTGTTGTGAAGGTTTTGTAGTTTGTAAAATTATACCAGTTGGATCAGTAGCGTTTGTACCCGCGTTAGTAGGATTTCCTAAACTATCATAGTTTGTAGTTTTGTATCCTACCCATGTTGTACCCTTTTTGACCATAATATCAATTTCTGTACCAGTACTATAGAACCACTTAGCGCCAGTTAACGGCAATGCACTTGGTGCACCTTCGTTAGCAGTATACTCTAAATCTACCCAATTTGATAATGTTGTAAAATAAAGTGTATATGCAGTTCCTGACTTGAATGCTACTGATGTAATACCACCTGAAGTAACTTGAACTACAGTAAGTTTTAAGTTATTAGCTGGAGTTGTTCCGCCTAACTTACTACCAATAATTGTAATTTCATCACCTGCTACGTAGCCTGTTCCACCGTTAGCGCCATCAATATAGTAATGACCTCTAGAATTTCTGATACTGAATATAGCACCAGTACCACTTCCACTAGTAGCATCTTGATTTAATGATGAATTTGCATATGTGTCTAAACTACCTCTTCTAGCACCAACTGTAATAGTATGCGTAAATCCTAATTGATTAATCAAACCATTACTTTGACCGGCAGCGTTTAAATCATTCATTACAAGTTCACCACCCAATGTATGAGTTAGCTGAATTGCTCCGTCAGATGTAACCATTGCAGTTGTATAAGGGATTTGAGCAGCCGCCCAATCTAATACAAAACTAGATGCGGTAGTACCGGTCATTGAAATAATATATGCGTTACTAGATGCATTTGTTCCCGGTAAAGAAACACCAACTTTTAAAGTAGAATTTTGTGTTATTGTTGGATTTGTTAATGAACTAGTTACAACTGTAGGTCCAGTTGTCAATCTTCTATAGAACATTACTGCTGACTCAGGAG